CATAGTTGTTGATTTAAACGAGCAGGAGGCAAGGGCTTATCGATTAGCAGATAATAAGCTCAATGAGAGTGACTGGGACATGGACTTGGTTATTGAAGAATTAAAGTTGCTGGATAAAGAAAAGATTGAGATTACCGGCTTTGATATAGATTTAATTATTGAAATTAAAGAAGATGAGTTTGATGCACAAAAAGAATACGATGACATAAAAGAGGCGGTAGCAAAATTGGGAGATATTTATCAACTGGGAGAGCATAGATTAATGTGTGGTGATTCAGCAATAAGGGAGGATGTTGAGAAATTAATGGATGGGAAACTTGGGAGAATGATTTTTACTGATCCACCATATAATGTTAATTATAAATCGCCTGGAGGACTTGATTATAGTTCAACTAAGTTTGGAGGAACTGGAGGAAAAATATTTAATGATAATAAAAGCGATAAAGATTGCGTTGATTTTTACACTGATGTTTTATTCAACCTTTCTCATTTTACAACTGACGATGTGACTATCTATTGGTGGTTTGCTAATAAAAATAATCATATTAATAGATTTGCCTTTGAGAATGCAGATTGGCACATGAGCCAAATCATAATTTGGCTTAAGAATTCACTGGTATTTAGTCGAGGACAAGACTATCACAGACAATATGAACCTTGCATGCTTGGTTGGAAGAAAAAGAAAACACATTATAAAAATAAGAAAATAACTAATTTAAAAGACGTATTTAATCTTGATTTTGATGATTATAAAGAGATGCTAGATGTTTGGTATGAGAAAAGAGATGTTACGCAGAATTATGTGCATCCAACACAAAAACCTTTGAGATTACCAGAAAGAGCATTAAAAAAGAGTAGTGAAAAAAATGATATTGTTGTTGATTTATTTGGAGGTTCTGGTTCTACCTTAATGGCCTGTCATCAATTAGATAGGAAATGCTACACAATGGAACTAGACCCGAAATATGTTGATGTAATTATAAAAAGATATGAAAACTACACAGGACAAAAAGCAAAAAAAGCCTAAACTTGAAAACTTGAAAAAAAATTCAAAACCAAGGAAGAAAAAGAAGCATGGCGGAGCAAGGAAAGGTGCAGGCAGAAAGCTTAAGATAGACAATGAAAATGTTCGAAAAATGAAAGAATTAATCGAGGGACATGGGTTGGAAGTAGAAGAGGTAAATGGCAAAAAAGTGGAAAGGGTAGCAATATTGCTGACAGTTCTTTTTAGAGAGGGTGCCAAGGGAAATATTACAGCCATTAAAGAGTATTTAGATAGACAGTTAGGTAAAGCCAAGGAAAGTGTTGAGTTGAAAAATGAAGAAGGCAGAACGTTCAAGATAAATATATCGACTGTTGGAAGCAAACAAAATGGAAATAAATTGGCAACAAACAAAAAAACAGAGTGAGGCATGGAATTATTTGGTTGACCAAAGTACATTTGAGATTTTGTTTGGTGGAGGTGCAGGTGGGGGTAAGAGTTTATTAGGTTGTGCTTGGTTGATTATTATGTGCGGTCAGTATCCCGGTAGCAGATGGTTAATGGGTAGGTCAAAGTTGAAAAGTTTAAAAGAGACAACGCTACAGACATTTTTTGACCTTTGTAAAATGTGGGATATCAGGAACGAGGAGGACTTTAGGTATAACTCAATTGAGGGTGTTATCAGGTTTACAAATGGCAGTTCAATTTTGTTAAAGGATTTATTTTTGTATCCGAGTGACCCGAATTTTGATAGTTTAGGTAGTTTGGAAATATCAGGAGCATTTGTTGATGAGGTTAATCAGATAACATTTAAGGCTTGGAGCATTGTTAGGTCAAGGATTAGATATAAGTTGGATGAGTTTGATCTTATCCCAAAAATACTGGGGACATGTAATCCAAGCAAGCAATGGGTATATCAGGAATTTTATAAACCGTGGGACGACAAGAAACTAGAGCCGGAGAAGAAGTTTGTTCAAGCCTTGGTGATTGATAATCCATACATTTCAAAGCATTACATTAATAATTTAAAAAGCATTAAGGATAAGGCAACAAGAGAGAGATTGCTACTTGGTAATTGGAATTATGATGATGACCCATCTTGTTTATTCGATTATGACGTTATTAATGATTTATTTACTAACAAGGCAGAGTTTAGTAAAGAGAGGTTTATCACGGGGGACGTAGCCAGAAAAGGCAGAGATAAAATGGTTATTACATACTGGGAGGGATTGCAAGTTAAAGAAATAATAGCCTTGGATTATGACATTAAGAAAAATACAGCTAAGTCAGCAGAGTGGATTATAAAATATGCTGAACGGAAACAAGTGAGACGGTCGCATATTATATTGGACGAGGATGGTGTTGGAGGAGGAGTAGTTGATCAGATTGATGGCAGTGTCGGGTTTATAAATAACTCGCAAGCAATCCAACCCGAAGAGGCTAAAAGAGATAAAACAAAACAAGTAAATTTTAGTAATTTAAAAACACAATGTTATTTCAAATTAGCTCAACTTGCTGAAGATGGAAAAATAGGAATTAATGAGCCAAGTGATATTCAAATTAAACATTTGTTGATTGAAGAGCTTGAGCAAGTAAAACAGAAAAACATTGATAGGGATAGTAAGATTGCGTTAGAAGATAAAGATAAAATTAGAGATAATATTGGACGGTCGCCAGATATTGCAGATGCATTGATGTTTAGAATGTATTTTGAAATAGCTAAACAACCACAACCCAAAATAACAAGTTTATGAATTTAGTAAAAAGATTTTACAATCAAATAATAGGAAAGCAGGCAGTACCGTATTCGTTTTTTGTTAATTCAGGAATTATGTCATCGGTTGTTACCAAAACTGATGCTTTGGATTTTTATAAGTCTTGGGTATATGCCTGTGTGTCTAGACGAAGTATGGGATTAGCTCAAATAGAGTTTAAACTTTATAGACTTAAAAAGAACGGCGAAGTGGAAGAAGTAATTGAACATGAATTATTGGAACTTTTGTATAGAGTTAATCCAGAGATGACTAAATATAATTTTATTCAGTTGAGTGTGGTGTACAGAGATTTACTTGGAGCTAGTCCTTGGATTTTAAGCAAGACTAATAAAACAGATAAAACCCCAAGTAATATTTATATAGCTAGACCAGAATATTTCAAAGTAAAGAAAGATGATAATGGAAATATTTTGGGATATACCTATGAGATAGGATCATACAAAAAAGAATTTGAAAAAGAGGAGGTGTTGTTTTTAAAAAACTATAACCCAAAGAACCCGGATAAAGGTATAGGGGTTATTGAGGCTGTGAGAATGACCGCACAAAATGATGATTATATTTTACAGTCAAACAGCAACCTCTTAAAAAACGATGCTAGACCAAGTGGTTTTTTAGAAATGGAGGGCAACGCAGATGCAAAAATGATTAAAAGATTGAAAAAGGAATTTAGGAAAAAATATCAGGGATATGAAAATTCGCACAATGTTCAATTGCTTGAGGGTGGAATTAAATTTAAACCAGTAACAATACCCCCTAAAGATTTAGATTTTATTGAAAGTAGAAAAATGAATAGAGATGAGGTGTTATCAATATTTGGAGTGCCTAAGCCCGTACTGGGAGTATTTGAAGATGTTAACAGGGCAAGTGCTATCGCAGCTGAATATGTTTTTAATAAATGGACACTTGAACCTTTGGCCACAGAGATGATTGAGCAGATTAATGAATTTTTAGTACCAATGTTTGGCAAGGATTTATGGCTTGGATTTGAGCATTTAGCAAAAGAAGATGAAGAAATGGATTTAAAGAAAAAAGAGGCATCTTGGAATAAATGGATGACTACTAATGAGATAAGGGAATCAGAAGGATTTGAGCCGGTAAACGGAGGAGATTATATTTATATGCCGTTATCTAGTATGCCTATCATTGGAGGCAAAGAAACAAAGACTATAAAGATTAAAGCGTTAAGATCGGGAGGAGTAAATTTAAAACTACAAAAGAAAATTAAAAGAAGAATATTAAACAGAGATGTAAAACTTAGAAAACTTGGCGAGAAAGCAAGCAATAAAATGGCAAACAGTTTGATTAATAAAAAGGGAATAGTATTAAAAATTGTTGAAAAGAAAACATTGAGTGATGAGCAAAAAGAAAGGTTTTATAAGATCCGTATGGATAACGAGAAAAGAATGGAGAAGATATGGAAAAAGAAATTTATAGAATTTTTTGAAGATCAGAAAGAGAGATTTATAAAATCTATTGAAGATAATTATCAGAAAGATGTTTTAACAAAACATGGAATAAATATGACGTATGAGCTAGAGACAGTAATTTCAGTAATTGATCCTTTGATTTATGAAACAGTCATGACTGGAGTGGCTGGAGCAAGCGAGCTTATTGGGGAGAATATGGTTATTGATATGGAGTTTATAAAAGAGTGGTTGGGAAAAGTAAGCCGAGAGTCTGGGAGAATTATAACAGACACGACTATTAATGATTTTGAAAAGGAAATGAAAGAGGGAGTAGATGATGGGGAGAGCTTGGAGAAATTAAGGTTAAGAGTAGAGAAAGTATTTGACTTTGCAAAAGATTACAGAGCGGAGATGATAGCAAGAACAGAAACCGCCAGAGGAGTGGTTGAGGCTCACAGGAAGACATATGAGCATTATGGATTTACCAGCGCTGAATGGTTGTTATCGCCTGATGCTTGTGAGATATGTATAGGTCAGTCTGGCAAAGAGTGGACTATCAAATCAATCGAGGGAGAGATACCAGTTCATCCGAACTGTAAATGTGATTTTACCCCTGTTTAATAATTTAATTTATAAATATGAAGAATAAAGAAAAAAATAAAAACCATGATGAAATAACCAGAGTCAGAGTTAAGGCTAGATTTAAAATTATTGAAAAAAAGGAAAGTAAGAGAGAAAGCGAGAACGCTGGAATTATTGAGGCTTATGTGTCCATATTCAATAATATTGATTTGGATGGAGATATTATAAAACGTGGGGCATTTGCAGACAGCTTAAAGGTTAAGTATCCCAAGGGAGTGTGGATGCATGATTGGAGTATTCCAATAGCCAAGACTTTAAAGGCTGAAGAGGATGATGAGGGGTTATTGATCAGAGCACAGTTTAATTTGGAAACACAAAGGGGCAAAGAGGCATACAGTGATATTAAGTTTGGGATAATTGATGAGTTTAGTATTGGCTTTAAGATTTTAGATTATGAATGGGATGAAAATGACAATAGGATTATTAAAAAAGTAAAACTTTACGAATGGTCACCAGTATTGGCCGGAGCTAATCCGAAGACAAGACTATTGTATATAAAGAGTTTGGAAAAAGTGAATTACATTGATGTTGATTACGAAAAAAAAAGAGCAAAGATTTATTTTAGTAATGGTAAGGCAGAGAGGGTTGAATTAAGTAATAAATATATTAAACATTTAAAGTCCCTGGTAAATCAAAAAGGGACAAAGGTCGACGTCCTTGCGGATAATAAAAAAATATTCCGTATCAGGCAAGCAGTAAAGCAAGCAGATAAGGCTTGCGAATTTATACTTCGAATAACGAAGTAATTTAATTATTAATTTATTTCAAAATTATGAACAAAGAAAAAGAAAAGATTCAAACTCAGGTTAAAGAAATAAGTATGGATGACTTGAAAGGAATCATTAAAGATGGAGTTAACGAAATCTTGCCTGATTTCAAAAGTGAGGTATTAAAAGAAATTAAAACAGGAGTTAGGGATAAGAAAGAAGATACTACTGAGGAGAAAATGGTTAAAGCAGCTAAATTTATCCAAGATGTATGTCTGGGCAATGTTGAAGAGAAAGCAGTTGACTCAAGCAATGCTTCATTCGGGCATACCGTTCCAACTGAATTGGCTGATTTTATTTTGACTAAGAGGGACAAGATATCAAAGATGAGAAAGTTGTCATTTGTCTTTAAGTTAAGCGGAGAGTTTAAACTTCCTTTAGAAGGTACTGGTGTAATTGCTTATTGGGTGGATGAGAATGAGGAAATAACTGAAAGTAACCCAACAATCTCAAAGAAGAACTTGTATGATTATTATCTTGCAACCAGAGTGTTGATTCCGAGAAAACTGTTGAACACTTCAGCCTTTAATATCATTAATTTTATTGGAGAGCTTTGCTCAAGAAAAATGAGAGACGTTGAAGAGCAGTCATTTGTTGCTGGAGATGGTGCTGGAAAACCAACAGGGCTAAGAAGTGCTGGATTTAGTGAAATTGCTCAGGAAAAAGTAAAGTTTAGTTATGACGATTTAGTTAATCTTTTTTATGAACTACCCGAGCAGTACAGACAGAATGCGGTGTTTATGACATCTTCAGAGGGCATGAAGTTGTTAAGAAAGCTTAAAGATTTGAATGACTTGCCGATATTTGACGTTAGAGACCAAACGGTATTTAATCGTCCAGTATATGAAAGTGTTGATATTCCGTCCAATCTTGGAGCGGGAGGAGATGAGACAGAAATTATGTTGTTTGACCCTTGGTATTACTGGATTAAGGATGGAGAGCAGATGTTTGTGGACACTGATAAGATTATCAGCAAGTTGCAGACTGAATTGGTTGTAGCTGAGGCTATTGATGGAGTTTATACTCTACCAGATGCAGGCAAAAAGCTGACAGGAGTGGTAGACAATAGCTAGATATAATTGTCTTTTACTATACTCTCCCTCTGTCTATTAAGGCAGGGGGAGAGCAAGAAGAATAATATAATTAATTTATTTATTAAATAAAAAATTTATGTCAAAAGACAAGGTGAATGGCACAGCCAAAGAGAGTGGACTGGACCAAAACAAGACACAAGAAAAAAATAGTAATGAGGGAGAGAACAAAAACAACGAAGAAAACAAAAATAAAAAAGATAACTCTAAGTCAAAAAAAATAACAAGCGTGGAATTTCTAAGAAGTTATACTCCCTATATCAAAGGAGAGAAAGCCGGGCTTGATCCAGAAGAGGCTAAGGAGTTAATTAAGAAAAAAGTTTGTCAAAAAATCTAAAGTACTATGCTAATAACTGCAGATGATTTCAAATTGTATATAAGCTTGAATACGAGTAACTATGACGATGTCATAGAGGTTTTGATTTCTGGAGCAGTTAGATGGATCGAGGCTATAGCTAACAATAAAATTAAGGAAGATGATGTAGTCGAATATTTTGACGGGTACGAAATAGATGATGATATTTTTCTTGAGAATAGCTTAAATATCAAGACTTTGGTAGTTCAACGGGAGACAGGTGGATCGTGGATTGATATTCCTGATAGTAAATACACCCTTTATCCGCGTGAAGGGATTATAAAACTTGATCAAGTTATAGGAGGTGAGAGAAATTACAAAATAAGTTATAAGGCTGGATTTACAACAGCTGATCTGCCAAAAGATTTAAAACTGGCCATACTTAGAATGGTTGGGGCCTTATGGAATAAAAGAAAGAGTGATGGAATTAAAATGGAAAATTTAGGAGATGCAGGCGTTACTTGGGAGAGTTATTTGTCACAGGATATTTAGGCAATATTATCAAAGTATAAAAAGTTTAATATATGAGATTTGCTTTTGAAAAGAGTATAGCGGTTTATA